GAATCCATTACTTGCAATACTGAAGGGTAAGGCAAAAACCTTCAATGGTCGTGAGATCGTTGTTCCTGTAGAATATGCTGAAGGTGGTGCAAGTGTTTGGGGTGACCAACATACATTAGGTACATCTTCTGGTCAGTCTTACACACCAGCAATCGCTGAAATTGCAAAGACTGCATCGTATAATCCAACCATGTTAACAGGTCATTTCCTCTTAACCAAAGAAGAAACTTTGTTAATGAATAGCCCACAAGCTATTAAAAACATTGTTGGTGCAAAGGTAAAGAACTTGCAGAAGCAGTTAGAAAAAGTAGTTGCAGAAAATATGTTTGCAAGAACATTAGCTACAGATGCTTTTAATCCTGTTGCTGTTCTTTGCGATGATGCTACTACAGTAGGTGGTCTTGCTCCTGGTTCTAATGCCTGGTGGAAAACTCCAGTATTAACAGATGCTTCCTTTAGTGATGCTTCTGGTAACGATACTGCTGATTCACCTGATGCTGGTGTTACCTTTATTTCAGAAGCAGATATGCAAGATCCTGCAAAGGATACTTATATCTTAAGAATCCTTGCTCGTGGTATTGCAAATGCAAAAGCACAGACAGGTGAAAGTCCAGACCTAATTGTTTGTTCTCAATACCATTATGACCTTATTGAGTCAGAATTGGGTGAGTTCAAGCGTGGAAGTTTGGAATCAGATCGTATGGCTAAAATGGGCTTCATGGGAATGTCCTATAGAGGTGTAGACATTGTAGCTGACCAGGATATTGTTACTGCACAGGCAGACAATAGCCCTGATACGATTGCTGATAACAATGATGGTAGAATGTACTTCTTGAATACAGATTATCTCTATATGTTCTTCAATTCTGGTGCAAAATTCACTGCATCTGACATGATTGAAGATACTAAGAGTAATACATTTGTGCAGAAGGTACACACCTATGGTAATTTGGTTGTTACCAACCGAAAAGCCCATTGTGTTGTAGAAGATCTCTACTCACCATTGGATTACGCTTAAGTAACTGAATAACAAAATACCCCCCTTGTTTTTAAGGGGGGTATTTAGCCTGGAGAAAACATGACAACAGCAGAAATGAATACCATATTAGGGGACAGAATGGAAGATTCCGCAGGGGATCTTTTTTCAGATACCATAAAGGAACGATACTTAAATCGTGCCCAGGATAAGGTTATTCAGGCACTAAACCCACATTTACTTACAGACCTTCATGTTTTGGTTACTGGAATATCTATGCGAACCGATAACGATGTAGATACACATTTTAAAAGTTATTTTATTCCAACCCAGGCAGGAGACTTAGCATCAGATCCATTTGGGGGACCATTAGGTATTTTGGGTGTACGAATAGCCAGTAGTAACTTTATTCGCAAAATATCCTTTGATATGGCAAAAGATTTTTCAACAGGGCTGGTATCCTTTAGTGGAACCGAACCTGTATATTTTATTTTCAAAGGCAGAATTTATATTTACAACAATACAGCTAATGTGGATTGTTATTACATCAAAACACCAGCTACATTGGCATCTTCTCCTGCATCAAACTGTGAATTAAACGCTATATTTCACGATGCAATCCTGGAGTTTGCAGAAGCAGAGTTATGGAGGACAGCAAACCAACCTGATCGGATGAATACTGCTTTAACCAGGGGATATGAATACCTGGCAAAATACAACCAGAATCCAGCTACAGGAGTGATTGGAGAAGGGATTCCTTTTGACTATTCCAGTAGTAATGCTTTGATTGATCCAATTTATCCTAACTATCCAGTCGGTTAATGGCAAATTTTATTGACATAAAAGACTTTGATGGAGCATTAACCAATGCAGACCTGGAAGATTTACCAGATAATGTAGCCCAGGAGATTAAGAACCTCAAGATTGAAGCAGGAAGGTTAAAGAAAACTTTTGGTGCAGGAACACCATCAGGAACGCCAACAATAGGCTTATCCTTTGTAAATACCACAACAGGTAAGACTTATACTGTCTACAATGTATACACCTTTATTTCGGATAAATTTTCAGGAAACTCAAATGATGCTGGTGATGGCTATAGATACATACTCGTAACCATTAATGAAGATAAGAAAGTCAAATTATGGTGGTATGATCCTTCTTTGCCTGATGTAGACGATCATTTACAAGTAGAAAACAATATTATGTGGTTTAAAACCGAATCTGCTCATGGATTTGTAGAAGATGATTATGTTTTGGTGCAGGAGTGTAAAAATAACGCTTCGCCACAAGCAAGTATTACAGGTGCTGGGGTATATGAAAGAGCAGATCATATTCCTTCTACAACTAAAATTGGAGTGAATACCGATAATGCCAGAGCATGGGGAGGTGGTAATTTTTTTGAAACCACATTAATAGGAGGAGCAAGTACCAAAGATTGGGGAGGTAAACACGCTACTCATGTTCTTGTTGATGATAATGTGGATTTCGATAATACAGATTGGGGTTCGGTGCAGAAAATAGCGATTGCTCCTATGTCTTCTTCGATTGGAAGGGTGTTGTCTATAGCACAAAAGGGGACAGAATTGGCGTATTGCTCTACAGATTCTGATTATAAAGATTTAAGTGCAACCAATTACAATGCTTATAAAGCAAAATCAAACTTTGCTATTTGTGGATTAATAGGGTTTAACGAAGGTATCTATGTTCATTTTACCTATACTGACAGTGGAAGTCATAATAAATTGGTGAAATATACTTGTAGTTCAAGTGGTAGTGTATCGGAAGGAACTCCTATTACGCTTTCTACCAGTGCTTTATCGTCAGAATCGATTATGACCATAGCTAATGGCAATTTATACTTTATTGCAAAAGGTTTAAATATTTTATACAAATTAACAACTTCAGATAGTGCATCTGTTATAGCAACTTCAGGGATTACATTAGCAAACGCTAAAGGTATTACTTCTATTGATCAAACAAATAATTTAAATGCAGATGGAACTTCCAGTGTTTCAGAAGTTAATCACGAATATTTAACCATTGTCACTGAAGATGGTAGTAATAATATTAATCATTATACATTAGATATTCTATCAGGTGGTACTTCTTGGACAACTTGGGGCACAACTATAACTGGAGAGGTTTTTGGATTAACAAAAATGGATTTTGGAGAAAACAGTAATAAATCAGAATCTTTGGTGTTGTGGTATACAAGATCAGGAGATACATACTTGTTTTATTCTACTCATAATAGTACGACAATAATTAATGATATTAGCACAAGTGTCGATAGTACAAAATTTGGTACTGGTGCTAATATTGCTTTTATTGATAAGGCTTATAACATCCCTTCAGGAGTTAAATATTTAATTGTAGGAACAGATAATGTAGGCAGTCCTGCAAGTTCAGGTATTCTGTACCGAGTGAGTAGTAGCAGAGGGGTTGAAGAAATGTGTAATCCAGGGACACTAACAGGAAAAACCAACTGGAATCCTACTTGCTTTGCTGATTGTGTGACCCCACAAAACTTTTTTACCCATGCAAAAGCGTGGATTGGTGTCTATGGAACGGAAGCACAAGATGAAACTGGTGGGGATAGTGCTGATGTATACAAAATGTCCGACATTGGTTGGTATGCAAACACCTGGAATGGGTCAGGGGATTGCGATTACAGATGGATTGACTTGGAAAGCGTATACAGTATATCTGAAGTAGATACCGGCAACACTACAACAACGCCAACTATATACCATAACAATGATAGAAACCCTGTAATTCCTTCAGGGGACACTATACGATTCGTACCAGGAGCAGTAGGGAAAATATCCAATACGGAAACCAAAGGAATCTGGCTTGGATATATTAATAGATCATTATTAAATAATACAGTTTCAGCATCCCCAAGCTGGTATCTATATGCAAACAAATTAAACAATCCTTTTACCTTTACAGGAACCAAACTGTACAATACAGGAGAGTCTATTCGACCTGGAAACAGTGTCAAATACAATTTAACAGCAGTTTACGATGGTGTTCAGGAGTCTTTATTTGATAAAGATAAAGAACTTATAATGTCCGACACAAACATTAATAATAATATTATTGAATTAAGTATCGAATTTGATGCCAATGCATTAAACAAGCGAATAACAGGAATTAATATTTACCGAGCAACCGAGTTTTCACAAACAACATCATTTGATGGGTATAGTAACTATCAAATGATTGGACACATGACTTTTGTAGACTCACAAACAGCAATCCCTACGACAACCAGTGATACAGTAGCCAGGCTTCACATTTGGCGTAAAGATATGGTATTTATTAAAAGCACAGATGATTTAACCAGTTATGATGGGGAAACTGCTGGGATTAATGAATATGCTTTAAGTGTAGATGGTGGATGGGATGGAATCGATGCAATGACTGAATGGTCAGGTCCAGGAACTGATACAAGTACAAACTTATCATTTCGATTTCTTGTATTCCACTCAAAAATGGTGAGAGCAATGAACTCCACACAAGAATTTATGATTGTATCTGCTTTGCAAAAAGACAACCTATTAGGCAATAATGATAAATGTCAAATAGAAGATGAAGCGGTTATTATTGATGGAAGTGGAGTCTCCTCTACAGATGAACAAACAGGATTTACTGCAACAGTATCAGCAGGATTAGAAGCCCAGACCTTTACGATGAGCAGTGCCCCAGAAGGATATTTTGTGGCAGGAGATCATATCAAAACAACAAGCATTGGAACCACGACCCATTGGGTAGTCAATACTGTGAGTTCTGGTGGAGGAGTAACCTTAACTGCAACAGTAGCTGACGGGGGAACCTACAGTGGACCTGCTGGTAACATACGAATGAAGCAACCAGTAAGTGGAGTTATGGTTGGTATTTCACGAGGTCAATTACCCTTATCGCATGACTCTGATCCTTCACCTTCGGTGCTTACAACTGCTACTACTCATGCCATAAATAGCTATCTTTATATACGATCAAATAGTTTACCCAGATCGTATTCAAAGGCAAATTTAGATAGTAATGCCAGTATGAATGATAGTTACCTGGATAACAATTCGATGGTAGGTAGTGATTGGAAAATTGAACAAAGAAGTTGGGGGCAATATTCTGCTGTAAAAGAAGGAACCAGTGGGGGGGCTTATGGTGGTCCCAGAATTGGATTCTTGTATTTCCCGAATCCTGATGACATTACGGGTACACTTGGAACCGATACCACAGGAAATGAGTTAACAGTAGGATCATTGGCAGGATCTATACTGGTTTGCCCAGGGGATATTTCTTTTGAAATAGAAAATAATAGTGCCTATCAATCGACATTAGGTGGCTGTTGGGTACGATTACATAAAGATCACAATACATTTGGAGTAGACAGCGATGCAAATGATGAAAGTGACGAAGGGCATTTTAAAGAAAATGTTCAGGTAATAAGTGGATTTAGAAGAACCGATGCTCAAGGATCTACTACACCAGGAATGGGATTTGAGGTTGTATCTGGCACAACTGTTAAAATAGTATGTCAGGATTTTCGATTGGAGGATTTAGGGGAAGCAAATATACAAACAGTGTATTCCAATAGAGTAAATGGTCAATTTGCTGTCAAACTAAAGGGTAGAATGTTTTTGGGCAATTTAATATTAAACCCAGAAGATAAACAGGAAGAGCATGAAGATTGGATTGGCTATAGTGAATTAAATCAATATGACAATAGACCTGTATCTAATGTAATATT